GCATAACTCGCTGCAAGCATTGCCATTGTATTTTGGTATTCCCAATCATACGCAAGTGCGTTGATTCGATTTGCCCAATCAACATTGCCATCCATAAAGCGAATTCCCGAGTGTATTATGTCAACTCGTGGAGTAAGATAGTTCTCTCGAGGTGGTTTAAAAACAGTACTTGAAAAGTAATCACGAAAGACTACATGTCTTCCATCCTTTCTCTGCATTGTTCCAGTCAATCCTATTTTGTAGCGTGCCTTCGAAGCATCAACAATTCGTGTAAAAGTTGGTGAGGATACATGGTGCATCTCATCCAATATAATTGTTCCGAACTCTCCTACGATTTTGTCGATATTTCGGTACAAAGTTTGTACATTTCCAACGACAAAAGGTGAATTCGTCTCAAACTTTCCTGAGCCGATCACACCCGCTGTGACCCCGAAGACTTTTTGTATTTCTTTTTCCCACTGTCCTCTTAACGCTAATGTGTGAGTAACAATGAGTGTTTTCTGTTGCAATTTATTTGCGATTGCTAACGCAGTGAATGTCTTGCCCCAGCTGACCCAAGCGTTGATTATACAACTGTCTTGAACTTCGTCATATACGGACTGTTGAGAGTCTCGTAAAGTAAACTTAAAGTCAAGAGGTTCAATTGGTAAGTCATTACGCTTATCTTTTATTTCGTAGTCCTCTGGTATCAAATCCATTCTTCCAATCGGCAAGGAAACTAAACCTGATCTGATTACGCCCATATTCTTTATGATGATAGGCGGATCAGTTGGTCTCCTTGGTGGTATCGAATATGTTAGTTCTTCATCGAGAAATGACTGATATTCGTTTGTGCACTCTAGATAAATGCGATTGGAAAGAACTGCCTTCATTAAACAGTCTGATTTTCAAACCAGTTATAAACGAAATCATCATATGCTTCGTAGATTTCGTCTGTCCAATCATCTACTTCAATATCAGACTCTGGATGCTCTTCTTTGAAAAGTTCTGTTAGTTCTCCATCATCGAGTTCTTCGAATAATATTTGATCGGCATCCGCACCTTCATAGACAATGACTCCGATAAAATTACGAAACTCATCTTCATATTGATGACGCACTTGAACCAGTGGATCAATTTTAGCTAGTTCGATTGTAAGACTTTCTGTGAACTCCATGCATGCACTCCAAGCGGAACATAGATTCATATAATCATTTTCCCACTCTTCGATATGACACCACTTTGCCCCGACATACTTACAATACCAATTATACCAATCTTCTTCATCATATATTGGCATAAAGTCGAGTTCTTCTATTCCTTTGAATTCATTGATCGTCATGGGATTGCCTTCCCAATCTTTTATTTCTCTTTGGTGAGTAAAGTTTTTTCCTATTTCAGAAAATTTATCTACTACTGCATCAGTTCCACTTACGGTTACATAATTGTACACATGATTTGCCATTTATTTTCTCCAGTTATTTAAACCTAGTTTCATTATACTTTTCTCCAGCTATCTTTCTTTAGAGTTTCTGAAAAATCGTACACAAAAGAGGGTTTATTGTTTATATATAAAATACCTGCATAACGCATAGTCATTGCAGGTGGTCGTGGTAACTCAAAAGGAAACGGTATACCTTGAATCCACATAAGAGTAGCAACATCTTTATGTTCTAACTTTCCTATTAAGTGGTACTTCAATTTTGCACTTTTACTTTTTTCGTAAATGAAAAACTTTCCATTTGAATCTACATAGAATCTTCCTCTATGTTTTATTAGTCCACCAAAATCATCAATTTGATACTTAAGATCATAAAGATTCTTCATTGGTGTTTTTAATCTTCTTTCTCCTAGTGAACTTCCTACTGTATTTCTATCATCAATAACAGCACCCTCACACCAGAGTATCCCATCCTGTCGTACAACTTCATCAGTATGCACAACATAGATTGGAAACTGTATATCAGAGAGTTTCATACTTCTTTTCAAACTTTCCAAAGGAATAATCATCTCCAATATCAAAATCACAGCCGACTGGACAGCCTGGTATTGACATACCTCTGTCTTTTTGTATACAACCTTTTAATATGAATTGATAGTGTTCCACCCAGTCTTCGTCAACCTCTGCTAAAACAGAGTCATGAACTAGAGCGAATATTTTCATCTTATCCGCTTTACCGTCTCGTTGAATAATATTGTGTGCATCAATTGCTCCAAGTAAGTTTACATCTGACGCAATAGATTGTACTAGAAAGTTTACTCCAGATCTTACTTCGTGTGATGCAATACCTTTGTCAGTAGAGAATACATTTGGTAATCTTCTCTTTCTACCAAAATGTGAATATATAAATCCATTGTCTTGAATAAACTTTTTCTGTGAGTCTAGCCAAGTCTTAAGACCGTGAAACTGTTCAAAGTAATCTTTAATAACTGCACTTGCTTCATTCATACTAAAGTGAGTACCACTATCTTTGGTTACTTGTTCACTAATTTTCTTTGGACCAGCTCCATACATAATTCCGAATGTAACAGCTTTAGCCATTTGTCTTTGTGTGCCATAGTGTTCTGCAACCTCATCTACTTCACAAGGAAGATTAAACACGAGCTTTGCAATGTTTGAGTGAAAGTTTCCTCCACTCTTGAATACTTCCATCAATGCTTTATCATTGGCAAGTACAGCTGCACAATAAACTTCTGCTGTTGTTAAGTCCATTGCAACTATTTTCTTGCCAGGAGTAGCTTTAATACATCCTTTAACAATAGGATTATCTCTGGGAATCTGTTGCATATTCATTTTACCACTAGAAGATAGACGACCTGATGTTGTACCGTGTAAGTTAAATCCAGTACGAAGTCTGCTATCTTTATCAAGCTGTGGATATATTTTATCAAGATAAGTAGTTTTAATTTTTACTTTCTGACGAATATCTAATACTAATTGAGGTACTTCATGTTCCTCTGCAAGTTGAGTTAGAACTTCAGCATCTGTACTGTGTGCTCCTGTTCCTGTTTTCTTTCCTGTAGGTTTCAATCCTAAGAAGTCGAATAATAGTCCTCGAAGTTGCATTGTACTATTCGGATTGAAGTCTTTGCCTTGATTATGTTCAAACTCTTTAATTGCTGGATAAGTATACAACTTCGCAATAGCTTCATCAATTTGCTCTTGCATCAATACTGAAGATGTCTGCAATCTTTCTTTGTCAAAAGGCACACCAGTATCTTGTATATCTGTTAAGAATCTACAGCCTGGAATAAGAATATCTTTATATACTCCATATAGTCTTTCATTCTTTACTAGTGCATTTTCAAACTTCTGAAAGAGTAAGAAAGTACAAACAGCATCCATTGCGGCATAGTCTTGCATAATATCAAAAGGAATCAAATCCCAACTGAAACTACCTTTGAGTATACCATTTCTACGGCAGTAATCATCTATCCACTCATACATACCTTTCTCATAATCTCCATAAGGTGTGTACTTAAGGGATAACTGTTTCAAACCGTGTGTGCCTGGATTCTCGTCTAGCATATAGTGTAGTAACATAGTATCTTCAAATCTTGGAAACTTAAATCCAAAATGATATTCAAAGAAAGCCAAATCAAATTTAGCGTTATGAAATACTACTCTCTTTTTATCAAAGAGTTGCTGTAAGAGTCCTTCTGCTTTTTCATCAATACAATCTGTACTGATGTATGCGCCATGCTCTGGTTCATAGGATAAACTAATACCAAGCATATATCCATCTCGTGGATATAAACCTGAAGTCTCAGAGTCAAGTGCGATAAAATCATTATCATGATTCAGTGCATTGTCTAGAAATACATATAAGTCTGCGCTTTCTGTAATACCATAGCACTTATCGTCTCCAAGTTTCTGTTGTTTGAGTTCTCCTTTAATATATTTCGTAATATTACTACTAGATTCATCCCAAACTTTCTTTGCCTCTGGCTTGAATGTTATCATTGCTGGGTTTATTACTGGTAGAAATTTGTCATCTACAACTCTTCCGCTGTATTCTGTGACTGAGTTTTGATTTGTAAAGAACTTTAAAGACTCTGAACCTATGAGTATAAGCCAGTCATAAGAATCAATATCTATTTCGATATCGCAGTCTCGTTTTAGTACTTTCTTTACTGTTGGGTCAGAGCATAATTCATACTTGTCAAAATCAAACTCGTTATTGAAAAGTTTTACATAGTCATTTCGACTAGGTTTACTTTCGATTAGTGCTATTTTAGCCATATAATTGTTCCTTTAATTGTTTTACTTTTTCTTTGTTGAGTGCTCCTGCATCCCCAAGAGCAACTGGTATCTTTATGTTTTTAGATATTATTTCTGCAATCTCACACATTTCTTGTACTTTGATTGAAGCTTCCTGTCCTGCTTCGTCTGGATCAAATAGAATATCTACTGACTCCACACCTTGCATTTTGAGTAGCTTTAGTTTTTCGATATCTACATTCCTTGTACCAAAACAACACATGACATTATTTAATCCTTTGTCATGTAGATTTAGCATATCAAAGATACCCTCTACTAATATTACTCTACCTTTTATAGGGCGGACTCGAGCAGGGAATAATGGCAATACTGCCTTTGGGGGATGGATTAAGTATTTAGGAACATCAGTCATAGACTGTGTTCTGCAATTAAATGCTACTATTCTCCCTGTCAAGTCCTTAATTGGAAAAGAAATTCTGCCTGTAAACGGTTTGTCTGGATGCACAAAGGCATCAAATAGTTTGTAGCTTTCGGGAGAAATTTCTCTCCAATTACCTACATACGGCATAAAGTTCTTTGGCATCTTCAATCCTACGGAAGATGCTCTTTTTTCTTCTATTTTTCGTCTAGCTTTTTCTCTACGAATGTCTAATGGATTCGAAGGGGCATCAAAGTGATTAAACAAATTGCCCTTAAAGCCACACGAAAAACAGTTGAATACTCCTGTTATTCTATCAATTCTCATGCTTGGATTACTGTCATCATGCTCAGGATTCAGACACTTGACAATAGCATCTGCTGGAGATAACTTATAATCGATTTTTCGTTCTTGTAATAGTTCTTCTACTGTCATGCGAAATAAGGCTGTAGCATAAGTACTAAACCAATAACTGGTATAGCTAATACTATTGCCATTGTTAGTGCATAGAAAAAATGTTCTAAAAATACTTTCATTGTTTGTGTTTCCATCCTTTTAATTGATCTCCAAGTTCTTCAAAGTCTGTCATAGCTTTACCACTGGGATCTTCTTTGTGTTCATAATACTTACTTTTCCAAGCAAGTTCTACCATTTGAAACCATATTGCTATGGCTTTGTTTCTAAATTCTTTATCTCCCCATAAGTAAAACATATTCCACCATTCTTTATCAAAACGGCAGACTTTGATATCCATTGTCTTGAACATCCATCCGTCTTTATGTTTTCTTACTATCTCCCACATTACTCTCATTCTTTGACTTCCTGCAATCGGATAATAGTTTGGCATACATAGTATTGGAGATTTTATGCCATGCTCTACTACACTATCATATAGTGGTTCGTTTATAGGTACTCGTTCGATATTCTGATAAATCTTTTTCTGATTCAATAGAAATTTAACTGATCGTGTTTCCCATGTGTAGGGAGGCAGAGCTACTAACTCTGCCGTTTCCTTACTGATTCTATCTGCCGCCACTGTTTCTTACCTTTCTCCATAAGCCATGTCTGCGTCTCTTTTCTATTTCCATACGAATCATGTATGTTCTTATCAATGCAACTACTGTAAATATGAATGTAGTGGCAAGTGATATCAAAAATGCACTTGTCCATTCCCATTTTTCTATAAATAACCATAGTAGGAATGTTTGTAATGGAAAATTAATAACAAGAGCAGCGCCTACCTGTAGTACAGATTCTTGTAATGCGGCTTTTTCTGTTTTAGTCATCTAATTGATCCCAAAGTTGTTCTTCTAATTCTGTTTCATAAATTTTACGAAACTCCTCTATTGTTGGTGTCATTACTTTAACTGTTGATTCTCCCAACATTCGCACATATCTAGTATATGCTATCATTAATTGTGCTTCTGTGTATAAAATCATAATCTGTTTACTAATGCAGCGATAGTTAAAATTAGGGGATCAAATGCCCCGTATATGTATAGGCTTAAAACCCATGGTTGCCATCTAAATGTCATCTACATCTTCTCCTGTTTTCATACTTTTTTCTATATTTTCTTTTTCTTTAGGGTTGAGTGCAGACTGCGGACCAATCTTCAAGGTTTCCCAATCAACTGCACTTGTGAAGCTTTCCATCCTATTACTTCTCATTTTTACACAATTAAATGTCATACACTCATCTTGCTGATCCCATGTCTCTAATGAGTAAGCAGCATCTGCTGCATCAAGTATACCTTTAGCAAATCTAGCCTCTCCACTAGCATCTGTTTGGTATGGGGCAAAGAATAATGTTTCATATTCTTGAGCATATAACTTCATTTTCTTACTGACTTCTATCTGTTCTGTCCAATCATATTGACCGCCTGCTCGACTTGGTGCATTGTGGCGTTTAACTTGGTTTAGATAATCAACAATAACTACACCAACATCAAGTTGGTTGACTTTTTTGTCTAGCTCTGACTGTATTTTTGAGAGAGTTAAAGCTGGATCATAAATAACATCCAATTGCTTTTCTTTATGGAGAGGTAGTTTTATTAGGTTTTTATGAAATGTGTCAAAGTCATGTGTTTTCACAAACTCTGGCAATAAATCATGCCCACCGTCAAATCTACCTGCCCACCAGCCGCCTACTAGATTCCACTCTTCAGCGGATAGCATTTTACTGCGTAGTCTTTTTAATGGTATTTTTGTTGAAACAGAACATATCCTTTGAAGGATTGATCTGCTGTCCATTTCTATAGTAAAGTAAAGCGCACTACGACCAGAGTCGTAAACATTTGCGGCTAAATTACAACAGGTAACGGACTTACCTGCTCCTCGTCGTCCACCTACAAGTACCAAGTCTTTAGGCGAGAACTGAATCTGTGAGTCATACTCACTATTGAGTCCTAAGGGTAAATACCTCGATAGTTCTTTGTCATCCTCGAAAAGAGATATGCTCTGCATACTTTCTTCGGGTGGCTTGACATCTACCTTGTCACTTACCCTTAACACTATTTCTTGAAGTTGTTCTATATTTTCTTCTGCAGTAGCCATTGCAACTGTATTATCGATATAGGAATCCAACTCATCTAGAATCTCTACTTGCGTATATTCATTCTTTAGATAGTCAAGTAGTAGCCATGCGTCTACCTCGACATCAACTGATTCGATAGCAAATATTTTTTCTTGGAGTTGTCGATCTCGTACTTCATATGAGAGATCTTCAAATTGGGGGAGGTCTTGATAATTTTCTATGTGTTTATCAAGGATGCGGAATATTGACTGATATTCACCAGGAAGGTAATGTTCTTTTAACTTAGACCATGTGTCTAAATCTTTCTGAACTATAATCTGTTTCAGTAACGCTGATGCAATATTCACTATATAACTCTCTCAAAAGTATAAAAAATGGGCAGGGGCGAACCCCTGCCGTAACTAATCTTAAAGATTCAGTAATTAACCGATATCTTTTTTAGCTGCACCGTTGTAATCAGCACACTGTAAACCACGTCTTGTTAACATAGTTTTCACGCCTCTTACAGTTTTTCCGATTTGATCTGCGATTGATTCTACAGTCATATCTGAAATATCGATATCAGCAAGGACGTCAGCTTTGCTTGATCCTTTAGTTTCTTTTTGCTTTGGAATAGCGTTAATTTCGCCACTTCTTAGAAGTGAAAGAGCTTTACCTCTGATTGAATTAACAGATTTGCCAAGTGCGTCTGCGATTTCTTCTACGAAAGATCCACCGTTGACCATCTCTACAAATGTGCCTTCTTCTTCAGGAGTATAAGTTCTAACTGTTTCTACTTTAGGAGCAGGTTTTACATGCTCTGTCAATTCCATAGAAAGAATTTTTCCTTGGATTGATTTAGCAGAAAAGTGTCCACCTTCGAAGTTGCTTGCAATTTCAGCATATGTGTAAGAACCTGAGTTGTCTGTAACAAATGCTTGTAAAGTTGCTTCTTGCTCGTCTGAAAAAGACTTGCTTGCTGATGCTGAAGCTAGTTCAACATCAAAACCCATCTTTCTCAATTTGCTTGAGACTGAACGGGTTGATGTTTCCAAGTGCTCGGCTGCATTTGCAACTGTTCCTTGGGATATTGGGCTCTCGCTTCCTACGAAATCTGTTAAAGATTGAGTCCTTTCGTCTGTCCATTTTGGTAATGCCATGATTTAATTTTCCTAAATAAGTTCTTTTAAGTTTTGGTTTATTGTTATACCCATTTGTTCTGCTTTCTTGGTTTTCGCACTTGCGATACCACTTTCATTAACTAAGATTGTTACATCTTTTGTTAGGTTATCCTTAACTAAGTAGCCACTCTTTATTAATACTTGTTGTGCGGCGGCTTTAGTTGGATAGCTTTTTAACTTTCCTGTAATGCAAACTGTTCCCTTAGTGTCAGTATTAGTGACCTCTGCTCGTTTATTGCAAGTAAAAGTAAAGGGTAGGTTATAGTATCCTTGAAAATGGAAAGTGTTTACTAACCAGTCCATAAGATTCGACGCCGCTTTCGGACCCAGACCTGCCTCGCTACATATCTCTGGGGTTATCTCACTTAATGATGAGATGTGTTTCGCTAATTTATTGGATGCACTTGAGCCAATCAGCGGTATCGAAAAAGCTGGAAGTAGAGTTGTAAGGTCGACACTCTTTGATTTCTGTATCTCATTGTGTAGTTTCGTACCTAGTTTCTCTGAATCCAACAGAAAAGAT